CGCAGCTAATCCCGCGCACTCCGACCGTCCCGATGATGGTCCGCCTCCCCGAGGACGTGGCGGTCCAGGTGCGCGCCCTCGCCGAGGCCGGCGACCGCACGCCCAGCCAGCAGCTGCGCCGCATGATCACGGCGGCGATCCGCGACCAAGAGGTCCGGAAATGACGCAGCCGCCGCGCCACTCGGGTCCAGAGCGTAAGGGGGACACGTCCTGATGGCATCGAGAACACCCGAGGCCAGATCTCATCCCCACTGCGTGAGCAACCTGGATGCGGCCAAGTACGCGGCCGTGCATGACTTCCCCGGTGGTGCCAGCGCCCTTGCAGCGCTCGTGGGCCTCGCGCCGTCGACCCTGTGCAACAAGGTCAATCCGAGCGTCGACACCCACCACCTCTCGCTGTCGGAGGCGGTGAAGATCCAGGCGATCACGCAGGACGGCCGCATCCTCGAGGCCGAGGCCGCGGCGCTGGGCTACGTGGCCATCCGCCTGCCCCGCGCCGGCGCGGGCTCCGACGTGGAGCTGCTCAACGCCTACGCGAAGTGGACCCGCGATATCGGCGAGACCGCCGAAGCGATCCAGACGGCGCTCGAGGGCGAGATCGACGAGGCATCCCTGGCCGCGATCCACCGGGGAAATGCACGAGGACTTTGCACGCGCGCTGGAGCTGTTCGCGCGCTTTCGCGCCTTGGCGAGCCGCGCGACGCCGACACCGGAGTAGGGAGAGAGATGCACACCCAGGGTGGAGGCCACACCAAGTGACCCGGAGCAACAACCCTCGACTGACGTGCCCGCATTGCGGCGGGTTTGCCCGAATCCGGCGCAGCAAAGGCCTGACGCCGACCTGCCGACAGGGCGTTCTGGAATGCCAGGACGCCGAATGCGGCTGGCGCGGGAATGTCGCGTTCGAAATCTTCCAGACGCTCTCACCGAGCCTCAAGCCGAACCCGGAAGTTCGCCTGCCCCTGTCACCGGGGCTGCGCGAGCAACTCGTGGCGGAGTCGAGCTGACCGTGAACGACGTCGCGAGAAAGTCCCGGGAGAAGGCCGAAGCCGAGCGGGCGCACAAGGCGGAGAACCTTGCCAATACCGAGCGCCTGCTGCGCTGCTCCGAAGTGCTGCAGCGCGTCGGGATCGGCCGATCGGCGATGTACGCGCGGATCAAGAACGGGACGTTTCCTCGCCCCGTACCCACCGGCAGCAACAGCGTCGCGTGGGTGGAATCCGAGATCGACCAGTGGATCGCGGACCGCATCGCGGCCCGGAGAGCTGCTGAGCAATAACCGTCGCGGCCGTTCCGGTACCGCGACCAACACCGAAGCAAGGAGGAGCACATCCATGTCCGAAACAAAGACCCACAGCGCCGCAGCGGAATGGCTGCTGCGCAACGGCCTGAGCCTCAACCGCGACAAAGCGATCGAGGCCTGCACCGCACACCTGATCGACAGCCTCGAGGTCAGTGAGTCCACCGCCAGCCAGGCCGCGCTGCAGGCGCTGGCGGATATCGAATGCGCCGGCCAGGAGGCCTGGATCGACGTCGATGCATCCACGGCCTACGTGGTCGTGATCCGCCGGCCGAACGGCCGCTCGATCGCCTGCACGGTGAAGGACCTGATCCGCGTGCACGCGCTCGGATCGAAATCCCATCAGACCACCCACTGACGCACCCCGGTGCGTACCGATAATTGCGGGCGGCTATGAATCCGCAGCTTCACAGCGATATCCGGGAACGACTCCTCAAGGACTACGGGTTCCGGGAGCACGGCCGCTACCTGCAGAAGGGGCGCTGCCCGGACTGCGACAAGCGCGAGCTGTTTGTGAACGCCGAGGCGCCGTGGATGCTCAAGTGCGGCCGCGAGAACCGTTGCGGCTCGCAATTCCACGTCAAGGACATCTTCCCCGAGCTGTTCGAGAACTGGAGCGATCGCTACGGCCGGCCCGATAGCGCGGCCGCGAAGGCCGAGCCCGCCAGCCAGACGCCCGTGGCGGATGCCTACCTGCGCTATGGCCGCGGCTTCGACCTGCGGCTGATTGCGGGCTGGTACAGCCAGGAGACGTTCTACGACCCGAGGATCGAGGCGGCGAGCGCGACCGTGCGAGTGCCGCTAGCCAACGGCCACTGGGAGCGCCTCATCGACCGGCCCGAGCGCTTCGGCAAGCAGAAGGCGCGGATCAAGTCCGGTACCGAGTACGGCGGGCAGTGGTGGCAGCCGCCGTCGATGACGCTCACCGAGCACGACGAGATCTGGATCGTCGAGGGCATCTTTGACGCGATCGCGCTGCTGCACGTCGGCCTCGCCGCGGTCTCCGCGATCTCGTGCAACAACTACCCGGGCGACGCGCTCGCCGGCCTGGCCGAGCAGTGCCGGGCCTCGGACAAGGCGCGCCCGACGCTGGTCTGGGCGCTCGACAGCGACAAGGCCGGCCGGACCTACACGATCAAGCACGCACGCCGCGCCCGTGCCGAGGGCTGGGAGTGCCGGGCGGCGCAGGTGCCCGAGGTCCGCGGCGGCAAGCGCGACTGGAACGATGCGCTGCAGCGCGGCGAGCTCACCGACGAGGACCTCGAGGAGTACCGCTACCACGGCGCGCTGCTGATCGCGCAGAACGCGGCCGAGAAGGCGCTGCTGATGTACCAGCGGCGCGAGCGCCGCGAGTTCCCGTTCGAGTTCAGCCGGCGGGCCTTCTGGTTCAAGCTCGACATGGACAAATATGAGCGCGCCGTGAAGGAGATCGACGCGGACGACGGCGAGCAGCTCTCGCCCGAGCAGCGCGAGCAGGCGCTGCGCCAGGCGGGCGTGGTCACGGAGATCGCCTCCTGCTGGCCGCGGGCGCTGTACTACCAGGCCAACGCGATCACAGACGAGGCCTGGTACTACTACCGGGTCGACTTCCCGCACGACGGCCAACCGGTTCAGGACACCTTCACCTCCGGACAGCTCACGAGCGCGGCCGAGTTCAAGAAGCGGCTGATGCACATCGCCCCGGGCGCGCTGTGGGAAGGCACCACACAGCAGCTCGACCGGATGATGCGCGAGCAGACGTTCAACATCCGCCGCGTCGACACCATCGACTTCATCGGCTACTCGCGGGAGCACGGCACGTGGATCTTCGGCGACCTCGCCGTGCAGGGCGGCGAGGTCCACCGGATCAACGACGACGAGTTCTTTGAGCTGCGCCGAGGGCTCAGCCTCAAGACGCTCTCACAGTCGGTCCCGCTGGCGATCAACGACGACCGCGACGCCTACCGCAGCGACTGGGCCAACCTGGTCTGGAAGGCCTTCGGCGCGCAGGGCGTGCTGGCGATCGCGTTCTGGCTCGGCTCGTTGTTCGCCGAGCAGATCCGCGCCGAGCAGAAGTCCTTCCCCTTCCTCGAGATCGTCGGCGAGCCGGGATCCGGCAAGTCCACGCTGATCGAGTTCCTCTGGAAGCTCGTCGGCCGGCGTGACTACGAGGGTTTCGACCCGAGCAAGGCGACCCAGGCGGCGCGGGCGCGCAACTTCGCCCAAGTCTCCGGGCTGCCGGTCGTGCTCATCGAGTCCGACCGTGACCAGTCCGAGAACGCGAAGGGCCGGCAGTTCGACTGGGACGAGCTGAAGACCGCGTACAACGGCCGCAGCGTCCGCGCACGCGGTCACAAGAACACGGGCAACGACACCTACGAGCCGCCCTTCCGCGGCGCCGTGGTGATCTCCCAGAACGCCGCGGTCAACGCCTCGGACGCGATCCTGCAGCGCATCGTCCACCTCGAGTTCACGCGCGAGACCCACACCCCCGAGACCAAGGAACTCTCCGAGCGACTGGAACGGATCCCGGTCGAGGACGTCAGCGGCTTCGCGCTCGCGGCCACCACGCGCGAACGCAAGCTGCTGGACCTCGTCGCGGAGAAGACGCCCGTCTACGAGGACGGCATCGCCTCCCTGCCCGAGATCCGCATGCACCGCATCGCGAAGAACCACGGCCAGCTCATGGCCCTGGTCGAGTGCCTCGGCCCAAACGGGCTCGGGCTGCTGCCGTCTAGCGCCGTCGGCGAAGCCATGACGCTGCTCGAGGACATGGCCCGCGAGCGCCAGCAGGCGATCAACGCGGACCACCCGATCGTCCAGGAGTTCTGGGAGGCG